CAACAATATTTTGACACCTTAGAAAACGATGGAAGACGAAAAAAATAAGCAACTTAACGTCAGAGACTACTTAATTCAACAAAGACAACTTGAAGATATATTAAATCAATCTATAGCAGAACCATACGAACTTTCTCCTGTAGAAAAAAGAGCAGCAGGTTTGGCTTCTTTTTTACAACAATACGCTCCAGAATCAGGCTTGTTTTCTTCTTTTTCAGATCCTCGTCAAGCCAGAGACTTAGCCGAAAACATAACCTTTGTTTCTGAATTTTTACCATTCTATGGAGACCAATTAGGTTTTGAAGAAGGAAGATACTTAGAAAGAACAGGTTCACCGATATTAGGAAGAAGCATACAACTTGCATCAGGCTTACCTCTTGTTCCTTTTACCCCTATAAAAAATATTATAAAAAATTCTAAATTAAACATAAAAACACCAAAAAGCCCAATCACGGAAGAAAACACAACAACAGATATCACTAGAGATATTTCGGATGAATATGAATTTTTAATAGATAGAAGAATAATAAAATCATTTACAGAAGGAAAATTAGACCCAAACAAACCATACAACGTGAAGTACATAATGGACACAGTCATTAAGGAAACACCAGAAAAAGCTGTTAGTCCACTACTGAGACAGTTCAATGAGATGGTAGACCCAGAAATATTAAATAAAAAAATGACGCTTACAGAACTCATGTCTCATATATCAACCAATAAACCAATAATTAAAAAACAAGGCGATAACCCTCCCACTCCTGTACAAAAAAGTAAGGATACGACCCAAGCTGGTTTAAGCAGGTATGGATATTCTGAATTTATGCCAGATGACACAGATAAAATGTTAAACTACACAGAAAAAAACTTTGCTTACTTCCCCAGAGGAGAAAAAAGTTTTGTTCGTCCAGGACACAAAGAAGTTGGTGCAGGTCCAGAATATGAGCAGATGCCAATTAGATCAAAAGAAGGTCTTGCTAATGAACAAAATCGTATTTTCACTACTAGATCTGGGCTATATGAATTAGATGGTAAAAAAGTCTATATTACAGGAGAAGGTCAGTCTGGAGCATATCGTATGGATGAACGACCTAAAGATGTAGAATATATTTTTACAGCCAATAATAAATTCGCTGTTCAAAGTGAATATTTTGAGTCTACTAAACTAAGAGAAATCATGGACAACTTTACAAGCCTCGACACTATTGAATCACTTTCGGGAAAAAATGTTATTGAAGAAATGGTTCCTTTACTAAAACCAGGAAAAACTAAAGAAGACATATTAAAACTTAATAAACAATTTGAGGATGCCAGTAGTATGAAAAGTATTCAAGGTGCGACTCACTCAGAAAGAATATTAGCTCAACGAGATGAGTACGATAGAATAGAAAGAGAAATTTTAGAACTATTTAAAAAAGATCCATTAGATCCTAAAATAAAAAAAGCAGCAGAAAACCCACCACTACTTAAAGATTGGTTTACAACACACATGACAGAATCTATACAAGAAGCAGTAAAACAAGGTGCAGACGTTATCCGTTTCCCGATAAGTGCAAGTGCAGTTTCTCCTATGATGGGAATGAGCCCAAACAGTAAAAAAGCAATGAATCTTGGAGAAACATATAGAAGAAAAACTGAAGAAGGTTTAAAAGTTATAGAAGCTAAATATGAAATACCTATAGATTCAAAAAGAGTCAGTGGTCCAGCATATAAAAGAGAGCTTTTTGGCACTGAGCCATCGGGAGCAGCACCATCAGAGTACATAGAAATTGAAGTGACTCCCGAACTTAAAGAAGCGTTTCAAGTAGTTATTTTAAACACAGGTGGACCAGTGATGAAACTAAAACATGGATTTAACTAATTTACCAGAAGACGTTTTAAAAGAACACCTTCAGCTTAGTGAAAGATTAAAAGAAATAGAGCGTGTGGACCGTTGTCAAACTAATTTCCTTGACTTCGTAAAATCTCAATGGCCACAGTTTATAGGTGGTGCTCATCATAAAAAGATGGCGGAAGCTTTTGATCGTATCGCTCAAGGTAAAGTAAAACGCTTGATTATCAACATGCCACCAAGGCACACGAAGTCAGAGTTTGCTTCTCATTTTTTTCCTGCTTATTTAGTAGGTCGTAACCCACAACTTAAAATACTACAAGCTACTCACACTGCAGACCTAGCTGTGAAGTTTGGTCGTAAGATTCGTGACTTAATAGATACTGATGATTATAAAAAAATATTTCCTGACGTAACTCTAAACCCAGATTCTAAAGCAGCAGGTAAGTGGGAAACACAACATGTTAAAGATCCGAAGATACGTGGTGAATATTATGCAGCAGGTATAGGTGGTGCACTAGCTGGTCGTGGTGCGGATTTATTTATTATTGATGACCCCCACTCAGAACAAGACGCTATGTCAAAAGTTGCACTAGAAGACGCTTATGAGTGGTACACATCTGGACCTCGTCAGCGTTTACAACCAGGAGGATCAATAGTTATCGTCATGACACGTTGGCACGTCAACGATTTAACAGGTAGACTACTGAGAGATGCAGCGAGAGACCCTAAAGCAGATCAATGGGAACTTATTGAACTACCTGCTATACTACCTTCTAACACTCCTCTATGGCCAGAATATTGGAAGATGGAAGAACTAGAATCTATACAGGCTTCTTTACGTGGTGGACCAAAGTGGCACGCACAATATATGCAGAATCCAACTTCAGAAGAAGGAGCACTTATAAAACGTGATTGGTGGAAAGAATGGCCATTTGACAAACCACCACCTTGTGATTATTTAATACAATCATACGATACAGCATTTTTGAAAAAAGAATCAGCTGACTACTCAGCTATAACTACATGGGGAGTTTTTCACCCAGAAGGTACGATAGGTGATGAACTTTACGCAGGTCAAGCACCACACATAATTTTATTAGACACTATAAAAGGTAAGTACAACTTTCCTGAACTTAAAAAGATAGCTTTAGAACAATATCAAGATTGGGAACCAGACGTAGTAATTATAGAATCAAAAGCATCAGGTATGCCACTTACACAAGAACTGCGTAATATCGGTATACCAGTTCAAAACTTTACTCCATCAAGAGGCACGGACAAAGTAGCAAGAGTCAATGCCTGTGCTCCATTGTTCGAGAGTGGACTAGTTTGGTATCCTGATACTAAATGGGCTACGGAAGTTGTTGAAGAGTGTGCTGCTTTTCCTTCAGGTGAGCATGACGATTTAGTTGACTCTACAACACAAGCTCTATTACGCTTCAGACAAGGTGGCTTCATTAAGTTACCGTCAGATTACGAAGAAGAAGTATTATATAAGAAAAAAATAAGTTATTATTAAACCTTTATCATGGCTATTGAAAAACAAAGATACCAAACTGGAGGGGAAGTACAGCCAGAACAACAAGTCGAAGCTGAAGAAGGGCTTACCGTAGAACTTCCAGAAGAAGCGAACATTGCTGGAGAGCTGGTAGATCAGTTTCAAATTGATTCACAAGGTCAAATAGTACCTATGTTACCAGATGTTATTCCTCCAGAACTAGAACACAATATCAATATAGCTAATATAATGGACGAAAGTCAGTTAGGTGTATTGAGTAATGAACTTTTAGAAGCATACGACGAAGATAAAGCATCTAGAAAAGATTGGTTAGATGGATTTACCAAAGGTTTAGACCTACTTGGCATCAAACCAGAGGACAGAGATGAGCCTTTTCCTGGAGCAACAGGAGTTACACACCCACTTTTAAGTGAAGCGTGTACTCAGTTTCAGGCACAAGCGTATAAAGAACTGCTACCATCAAATGGACCAGTCAAAACTCAAGTAATTGGAGCAGAAACGCCTGAAATTTTAGCTCAATCTCAACGTGTGAAGGAGTTTATGAACTACCAAATCACAGATGTCATGGAAGAATACGATCCAGACATGGATTCTTTGTTATTTTACCTACCTTTGTCTGGTTCTGCGTTTAAAAAAGTCTATTATGACAATATTTTAGGTCGAGCAGTCGCTAGTTTTGTAAAAGCAGAGGATTTAGTCGTATCTTACGACACAACTAACCTAGAAACTAGCCCAAGAATCTGTCATGTAGTCAATATGACAGGAAATGACATAAGAAAAATGCAAATTAACGGTATTTACCGAGATATTGACCTAAATAACGCTAGTTCAGTACAATATGACCAAGCAAAAGAGAAAATAGACGAATTACAAGGACTTTCTAGACCAGCTAGTGACTATAATGAGTACACTATCCTAGAGTTTCACGTTGATTTAGAGCTAGAGGGTGTTGATGATTACGATTACGCAGTGCCTTACATAGTTTCTATCCTAGAAGATTCAGGAGAAATACTAGCTATCCGTAGAAACTGGAATCAAAACGATGAACTTATGAAGAAAAAAGAATATTTTGTTCATTATAAGTTTCTTCCAGGATTAGGTTTCTATGGCTTTGGTTTAATACACATGATAGGTGGTTTAACTAAATCAGCTACTTCTATACTAAGACAACTCATAGACGCAGGAACACTTTCTAATTTACCTGCAGGTTTTAAAGCTAGAGGTATGAGAGTTCAAGGTGAAGATGAACCACTACGTCCAGGAGAGTTTAGGGATGTAGATGTTCCAGGAGGAACAATCAGAGATGCACTACTACCTCTACCATACAAAGAACCATCAGGTGTATTAGCTCAACTATTAGGTGTGCTAGTAGATTCTGGTAGAAGGTTCGCATCAATAGCCGATATGCAAGTTGGTGATATAGGTAGTCAACAACTACCTGTAGGTACAACAGTAGCCATGTTAGAACGAGGCACTAAAGTTATGTCAGCTATACACAAAAGACTACACTTTGCACAGAAGAAAGAGTTTCGTCTACTAGCTAATATTTTTGCTAAATCTCTACCACCTAGCTATCCATACGAAGTAGTTGGTGGACCTAGAGAAATAAAACAAGTAGACTTTGATAATAAAGTAGACATCATACCAGTAAGTGACCCTAATATATTTAGCATGTCACAAAGAGTTATGTTAGCTCAACAACAACTACAGATGGCAACTCAAGCACCACAAATACACAACATGCGAGAAGCGTTTAGAAGAATGTACGAAGCACTCGAGGTGGAAAATATAGATTCTATTTTACCCCCTCCAATGG